AGTCCTTCGGCGGCTGGCTCGATGAAGTCCTGCCCAAGTATGAGGAGGCCAACGCATGAGAACGTTCAAGGCCAAGCAAGACCCCATCGTGGAAGAGAACCTTCAGAAGATGGTCGAGCACTTCAAACAGCCACTTCATGAGATCGAAGCGGAAGCCACGGTGCTTCCCTTCTCAGAGCCCAAGGCGGAGAAGCCTGTCCCCGTGGAGGAGGCAGGCTATGGAGCCCTTGAATGGAAGGAGCTGTGCGAGGAGCAGGCCCTTGAATACAAGAAGCTCAAAGATGAAGTCAATGACAAGACCAAGCTGCTCAAGGACCTCCGCATCCAGATGATTAAGAACATCAAGAAGACGAGAGGGACTATTCAGCTTGGCAAGGCCATCATCACCGTCACCGACACCAGCCGTACCAGTACGGACTACGACAAGTTCATCGAGAAGCTGGTCGCTCTCTTCGACAGCCGCGACGAGATTATGAAGGCTCTCGCTGAATGCACCGAGAAGAAGACCGTCACGAAAGAGGGCCTTCCCATGCTGGACATCGAAGTGGATGAGATCAAGTAAACGGACAGCTTCGGGGGATCAAGGGTAAAGGGCCATGGTGAGAGGGGCAATGGTGACTGGGGTTATCGGGGATGGGGCTTCCCTAGGTGGGGAGCCCATCCCTACCAAAATTCGCATGGGAATCTATCTCCATTCAGACCCCTTGGGGTTGCGCGGTATGGGGAATGAGTTTACGTCCGTGAGGCGATGCGAGCCCCAAGTGGGAATCTTCGCGTGATCCACTACCGGGATCTTCCTGACGATGTGAAGAAACTGGCGGATGCCCAGGCTGGGAGAAAGCCTAGGCAGAGGAAGAAGTACGGGACGGCTCCGATAGCGTTGCCACCGGGAAGTCCGGGTAAAGAGCCGGTGAATACGCATATCGAACTGTCCCCTGAAATTGCTGCATGGCGGATGGAGAACTGCCCGTGCGGCGGCTGGTCTGGAATCGGGTGCTGTCCGTTTTGTACTCCGCTACCCGCGGAAGAGGAAGAGGGGAGAATCGGCCATGGCTCATTGCGCAGTCCAACTTAAAGCCGCAGAGGACGACAAGGTGTATTGCTTGGCGAAGTTCCTGAAGATTGATCCTGTCCACGCCTTCGGCTACATGGTGCGGCTCTGGATCATCCCTTGGGCCTACCAGAAGTACGACGGGAAGCTCAGGAAGAGCCCGTCCTTCATCGCCCGCGAATGCGGTTGGTCGGGACAGCCCGAGACGTTCATATCCGCCTTGGTTGACTCCAGGCTGCTGGATGAGGACGGAGATCAGTACACCGTCCACGATTGGACGGAGCACCAAGGAACGCTGGTGAAGAAGCTGTCCTACGATCAGCAACGCAAACAGGAAGAAAGGGCGCTCGCCAAGATGGCCCTAAAGGGAGAAGCTCCCAAAGAATTCGGCCCCGATGAAGAACGCGAAAGGCGGCTCTTGCAACTCTTGGATGAACTCGGCTGCCCCAACGACTCGCTCACTCAACGCAAATGGGTTCAAGGCTGGCTCAAGAGCGCCGGATACGCCAAGGCGGAAGCCGCTATCCACAACTCTCCTGACAAGACAGTCGTGGGCATTCACAAGATGATCTTCCCCAACGGCAACGGCACTACCAAGAAACTGTTTGCCGACGTGAAGGATTTGAAGGACGCCAGCAAATGAACAAAGAGCAATGCTTTGATGCCCTGAAGAGAATCTTCATCCTCCAGAACATCGGTCCGGAGGAGCAGATTACCTATACCCAGACCATCCTAGAAGCCTGCGGCTGGATGGATGGCCTGCGCTTTGATGCCGTCTGTCAAGAGCTGTGCAAGAACCTGAAGACCAATTGGCGGCTCAAGCCGGGACAGTTCAAGGACGCATACAACGGGATGAGGAAGGAGAAGGGTTGGGCGGAAGATAGAACAGCCGCCCAATGCTCCACTTGCAGCGGCTTGAAGTACGTCTTTACCCGCATCCTCAGAAACGACATCGAACACGATGCCGTCAAGCCGTGCCCTACCTGCCGGGGCCTGTCTGCCATGCCTGATGGGATTACAGAACTGCCCATTAAGACCCGACAGGAACTCGATTGGGACCTCATGCAACCCCAATGGGCCAAGTATGCCTTGTCCATCATCCAGAACAGCGAATGGAAGATTCCGGATGAATTCATTCAAAAGCTGTGCCTGATTGCTGGGAAGGAAGAGAAGAAGGTGGTTAGGAAGTTTGTGTTGAAGGACAGCGTAGCGTAAAGCCGCTGGGAGGAGATGCGGCTTTGTATTTGCGAGGAAGGGGGACGTAATGGTGAGCCGTGGGAAAAGGAGTGTCGGACTGGACGTTGGCGGATGCCAAGATCATGACCCCGGAGCAGGTCAAGGCGTTGCTGGACAGGACTAAGAAACTCGGAGAAACGGACGAGATGTTCAAGCGGGATTACGACTTCTACACGATTGCCGTAGGTACGGGTCTGCGGCTGTCGGAGGTCGCCCATCTTGAGAAGGGGGACATTCTCCCTGAGCGGGTCATGGTGACTCGCCGGAAGAAGAAGACCCTTCATCCAACCCCCATTGATGTCATGCCGCATGTGCATGAGATCCTGAAGCGCCGGGCTGCGGCTGTGGAAGAGGGGTATATCTTCCCGGGTCGAGCCAAGCCCTGCATCATCCATCGGCAGAGCAAGAAAGACGGGCCCAGGGAAGAACAGGTATGCATCGGGGGCCATTGTTCCCTGCGGTCGATTCAGGAGGCGTTGAGACTGGCGCTGGAGGCCCTTGACCTCTACCTGTATGGCCGTGGAATCCACACCATGAGGCACGTTGCCATTACGAACGTCTACAACGTGACCAAGGATCTTCGGCTTGCTCAGGTATTCGCCGGGCATTCGTCCAGCACCATTACGGAGCGGTATGCCCATCTGTGTGACGTGCGGGAGACTCTTGCCAAGCTCCCGGTGATGGCATGAGAGCTGTACGTGGGTCGGGCAAGGTACTGTGCCCAACTGGTAGGCGTCCGTCTCACCACGACACCTACGTTACAGCCCTCGGGTACAGGCGATGCGTAGATTGCGGGGTCCTTTCTAGCAGAGGCGTGCCGACCGAGGTTCGGTTTACCCAGATGGTGGACAGGAATGGACCCACTCCGGAGCACCGTCCGGACCTTGGCCCGTGCTGGCTGTGGAATGGGTCGCTTTACTGGAACGGATACGGGCAGTACGCCTTGCCGGATGGGCGACACGTTCGCGCCCATCGTTACGCGGCCGAATTAGCCGGGAAGCCCTTACCCACGGGAATGGTATACGACCACTTGTGTAGGGTCCACGCTTGTGTGAATCCAGAACATGTTGAGCCTGTCACTCAAAAAGAGAATCTGAGGCGTTCACCATTTCGGAAGGTTGCCCAATGAGCCTATGCGACTGCGGAAGTCCTTACTGCCAAGGGTGCCCAGCGACGGAGACGTTGAAGGAAGAAAACGGCAAGCTCCGCGCCGAGCTGACCGAGAAGGCACGGTTGCTCGAGAACGCGCAAGCTCGCATTGACATCCTGAACCAGAACAGGATCGGTGTATCGAACCGGCTGGAGGAGGCGCTTGAGCGGGCCGACAAAGCCGAGAAGCGAGCCGAAGCCGCAGAACTTCAGGTCGAATCATACCGCAAGGCTCTGGAAGAGATCGCAAAGTACGACTCTGGCAACGGCTGTTGCACCTATGGCTGCGACACTCCGACCATCGCCAAGGCGGCGCTCGGCCAGAAGGATACTGGCCCGTTCTGTAAGTGCGGCTGGTACACGGACCATCTCGGGAAATGCATCTGCAAGGCTGTCAACGCGGGCGGAATTCGGTGCGCCCGCGAGAAGGATCATTGCGGGGCGCACTACGCGGAGGGATTCCCCGGGTGTGAGCCGCTGACGTGGAGCACCGATAGGCATGGGCGAGAGACTTGGATGGCCACCGGTCCGTGTGTCGAGCATAAGCGCCTCGGCCCGGATTATATGAAACCATTCTGGGGGCCGCCCGTGACTCCCTGCCCGAACTGCAAGTATCAGAAGGTCTTGGAGGAAGTCCGGTTCGGTGGCATCGAAAAGCAGTCCTGTGGCTTGCCGATCCCCGGCGGCCGCTGCGCCTTCCTGAAGCCCTGCCCTGACCATGCCGGAAAGGATCTTTCGTGAACGACGACGAAATCTGCAAGGGGTGTTTCGCTCCGATGGGCCTGGAGGACCGGAAGCCTCCGATGCATGGGCTCTGCTGGACTTGCGCCTCGTCGGCCCTTGACGACGCATTGCTTCTGCTGAGGCGGATCGGTGAGCGGGACATCAAGGCCCCGTTCAGCCGACAGGACAGCCTGGACATCCTGAAGATGCTCAATCGGTGTGGTATCCCGCTTACCAAGAAAAGAAAGAGAGTCCGTTCGTGAAAAAGGTGAAACGCAAGCTCATCTGCTGCCCGATCTGCAACCTACCACAGATCCTCTACGAATGCGTCTTCGACGAGAAGACCAAGAACTTGTCGGAGGCTCCCGAACATCAGGTCCAGGGTCCGAACGCGCAACCGCACATCAAGACGTTCTGCACGGGGCTGTGTGAGTCGCTGACCATCCCCTTGGCTCTGGAGGTAGACGCCCTCCTTTCGCTCGCTAAAAGGACCAAGGGCGGCGTTCGGAAGCTTGCTAGGGCGGCGGCGCGTCGGCTGGACAAACTGATCGACGGTCAGAAGAAAGAGCTTCTTTGGGAGGCCGAAAGGCGCGGACGATGAGTAATACGAACGAATGCGGGTCATGTGGCCACGTCGAACTAAGAACCGAAACGGCAAGGCAGACTGACCCGTGCCGATGCCCGTGTCATCGCGGCTACGACGTGTCGGTTGTGGAAGCCTATTGGGGGGAGAGCCGCCATTGCGCGAATGACGCGGCTAAGACGTGCTGGAACTGCAATGAAACGTGCAACTGTTCTTGCCCAGGTTGCGAAGCGTCGAAGTTAAAGGGATAGGCAGATCATGACCTCGATGTACTGCCCCCTGTGTGCCCAAGAGATCCCAATCGAGGATAAGGAGGTCGTCAGCCCGGAAAGCGAGCGGCTCGTCGCGCAGGTCGAGTGTCGAATTTGCCGGAAGGCGTTCACGATCTGTGAAGAGGAAAAGTTACTGCGGTTACGTGGATTTGGGAAACCGCTTCACCCGGAGGACAGAAAGTGAAGGCGCAGAATCGGGGTTCGAAGCAATGACAAAAGCGAAGCGGAAGAAACAGCCGACCGCCAAGGAACTAGATTCGTACATCGCTGGGCGTCAAGTGGGATACGAGAGCGGCGTGGAGAACGAGCGGAAGCTATGCATCTATGCGATCTGCTCGCTTTGCAAGAATGGCGTTGAAGTGAGGCGCGAGCCAGATATCCCTGCATGGCTCCACTACCACAACGGGGAGCCGTCCGCCGCGTGCCCGGCAGGGCCTATTCATGAATCTCAGCATCGGAGCAAGCCATGACGGATGCCGACAAGTTGAAGGATCTTCAGGAAGCCGTCCAGAAGTTCCTTTACGACATTGAATTTGTGCCGCCGTGGGAGTCTGCGGGGGCCGTGTGGGCTCAGAAAGTCATACAGCTTCACAAGGCCCTGCTAGCCTCGGCTGGAGTGGGGCACAGTCCCCAAGAAGGGCGAAAGGCGTGAAGGATAAGCTCAAGAAGCGCATCCGGGCTGCGTTGAAGTTTCACCGAAACGAGTCCGAGAAGCTGATGAAGACCGGCTCGGTTGCTGCGGCCCGGTGGGAGGACGGCTACGTTGCTGCCCTCTGGTGGGTCATGGATCGGCTGGACAGGATGCACGATTCGAAGGAAAAGAGCTTATGACCATCTGCCCCCACAGGTACCCCGTAGATAGGTGCCCCGACTGCGTTGGGGAGGAGAACATCCGCCTCCGCAAGCTGCTGGCGGTCCTCGTCCGTGACCGTGGCGGCGTGGTGCGGATCTCGGAGGAGATGGTCCTTGGCCTACCGGGGGATCTGTGCATCACGCAGTATCAGGACATGAAGAATCGGGACTTTGTGGTGAGGAGCCATAGTTCCAGCGTTAAGAGCCCGGAGGGGAAATGAGGCTGTGGCATTGGCTTAGGGCTAGGCTTGGAGGCTACTTCTGGGAACCGTGCCCTATTTGCGGGAAGAACTTCGGAGGTCACGAATGGGGAGACACCAGCCTAGCCACTACACCACACAGCGGCGTCGGCGTGTGCCCAAAGTGCATCCCCGAGGCGAAGCGTAGGAACGAGGAGAACTGGAAGCGGTGGCGTACCGAGCCTAAGTGGTGGGTGACCTACAAATGATCCAACCAAACGATCTATGACGAGCGAGATTTGCGCCGAACTCAATGGCGTTTGGTGGGTGGTCGTACTCAACCTATCCACTGAGCGGCCCATGTTTCGCATGTGCTTTAACTAACGTCATCCTAATGGTGTGCGCGGGGGCTAGTATGCGCTGGTCCCACTGGGTAGCTAGATGCCTAAAGTCGGGAGGCAGAGCCCGACGCCCTGGCGCATCGCGCACACCATTAGGGTGACTAGAAGGATAGCACGATGAAAAAGCGATGCTCCGTCATGAAGTGCGGACGGAAGGCAAAGGCGTGTCCCCATTGTGGCTACGATTACTGCGAGCTGCACTTTTCAAAACACAGATACCTGAGCATCACGGGCGGAATACGCGAATGTCCAAGCGGGAAGTTGGCGGCGGATTACAGGTAAGAATCAAATGATGACAGACAGAGAACGCGAAGCGTGGCTATACGCTCTCCATTCCATCTATCTTGAGGCGTTACTTGACGGTGATCGAGTATCGGCTGATTTCTTTGGTTTGTGGTTTACCTACTTCTTCAACCGTGGGCGGTTTTTCGCATAACCGGAGGTAAACGCATGAAATACAAGTGCGGTTTCTGTGGGATTGTGGATATGCCCCATCGTTGCAGCTACAGCCATCCGACAAAACGCCTAATATGGGAACGCGATAAGTATAAGGCTGCCTTGGAAGAGATCGTCAGGCTATACAAGGCAAGCAACGCGGCAGACTTTAGCCCAGGGATGGTTAGAGTGGCAGAGGCCACCTTGAAAGAAGTCTCCGAGGTTACATAGAACTGAGCAATGAAGACTCTCGCCATCGTCCCGGCCAGGGCAGGCTCCAAGGGCCTTCCAGGGAAGAACAAGCTACGGCTTGGTGGTATGCCCCTCTGGAGGCTGGCCTTGATGCAAGGAATTGAGGCAGGGTGTGACGTGGTGGTTTCTACGGACGACCCTGAAATCGACACGGCCATGGAATCCCTGCATCGGAGGCCCCCAGAGTTGGCTACGGATTCCAGCCCCATCGAGGACACCATTAGAGCCGTTCTCTTGGAACACAAGCGATACGACGCTTTCGTGCTCCTTAATCCAACCACTCCATTCAGAAGGGTGGAGGACATCAAGCTATGCCTCAAGGCGGTGACGGACAACGGATTCCCGAGCTGCACGGCAGTCCGGAGGGACTACAGCTATACCGTCCCAGAAGGGGCGATGTATCAGAATCTGAATCGGCAACACCGGGTTCCCAAGATGGTAGTCACCGGCAGCATCTACGCCGTCAGCGTCCCGGCGTTCCTACAACTAGGCCAACTCATGCTCTACGGCAAGGTCAACCGCGGAACGTGGCTGGAAGTCCCACCCCCGTATATTGACATCGACACGGAAACAGATTGGGTAGTCGCCCAGGCTGTGTACAACCATATGAGAGGGAAACAGAATGTCGGAACACCAAACGGAGAACCTCTTCCTGTTTGATTGCCAGGAATTGGGCGTCAAGAAGACCGAGACGGAAGATCCTTCCAAGAAGTTCAGGCACCTCTACCGGTACATGACGGCGCTAACCTACGCCACCGATCTCCCCGCCGAGAACCGTCAGATTGCCTTGGACTACGGCTGCGGATCAGGCTATGGGACGGAGATGCTGTCCCTGTACTTCAAGAAGACCGTAGGGGTGGATTCCAACCTGGGAGCCATCGCCTACGCCAAGAAGATGCACAGCCGCGGGGAATCCATCTACTGCACCGGGGCAGAATGGGCTTTGCACGGCCCCTTTGACTTCATCACCTGCATCGAGGTCATCGAGCACATGCCGATAGAGACAGCCAAGCACATCATCAAAGTGCTTCACATGGCCCTAGAGCCGTCCGGAGTGCTCTACATTACCACCCCTATTGCGACCACCAATGACGGCGTGAACCCACAGAACCCTTGGCACGTCCATGAGTGGCAACCGAGCGAATTGGGGGACTTCCTATCCGAGCTGTTCCATGACGTGCAGATTCAGGAGATCATCGGGGCAGGCCCGGCGATGGCTGCGGCTTGCAAGAATCCAAAGGAATAGATCGCAATGCTTACACGCCGAGGCTTTCTAGGCGCTCTTGCTGCTCTTGCGGCATCAACTCAGATCCCGCTTGAATTCAAGGCTCAGGCGGATTCGCTGTTGCATGCGCTCATGAGAGCGAAGTCTGAGAATGGGTATCTCTTCCTGATCCGCAAGGAAGATTGGAGGGAGCTTTGGGACGCTCTTACGGTCCACCCCCGATATGCCTCCGATCTAGTTAGTTTTGAAAACCTCTTAGTAAGAGGGGTCCCAGTTGTCCATCTGAAGAATGCCGACGAACTGCTTGGGACACGGCATTACGCGCTGATCCATACAGATAAGTTCTTTGAGCTTGCAAAGAAGGAATCAGAATGAACTCAGAGCGAGGGGAAACGGACATGAGGAGTGCATCCGGAGAAGATTGATGCGAAGGTGATCGCGGAAGCCTGCTGCAACCACATGGGCAGTATGAAGATCGCCAGGGAGATGATCTCCGTGGCCGCCCAATGTGGTGCTTGGGCCATCAAGTTCCAGAAGAGGAATCCGAGGGAATGTCTTACTCCCGCTCGATATGACGAGCCTTACAACAGCGAGAATAGCTTTGGAGACACGTATGGGGAGCATCGGGAAAAGCTGGAGTTCACCGTAGACCAACATGCGGAACTCCAAGCCTACGCCCAGGCTAAGGGTATCCTGTACGCCTGCTCCGTCTGGGATGTCTCCAGCTTCCGGCAGATTGCACTACTGGACCCGCCGTTTCTCAAGATCCCCAGCGCCCACAACGAGGATTCCCGACTCTTGGAAACTGTGTTCCACGAATGGGAAGGGGACGTCCATATCTCCAACGGCATGTGCGGAAGGGAAGCCGAACTCCGCTGGCTAAAAGCCGGAAGATCCCGCCAGTTGGTCCTCTACGCTTGCACCAGCAAGTACCCTGCGGAGATGTCGGATGTATGCCTCTTGGACATCCCCAGGCTTCTCAAGGATCATTCGTGGGGATCTCTCCAGGCGGTCGGCTTTAGCGGACACCACAACGGGATTGCCTTGGACATCGCCGCGGTTACGCTGGGGGCTAGCTACCTCGAGCGCCACTTCACCCTGAACCGCACTTGGAAGGGGACCGATCAGAGCGCAAGTCTTGAGCCGCAAGGGCTCGCCAAACTGGTCAGAGACGTGAAGGCCGTTTCAGAGGCTTGGAGGGAAAGAACTGGCATTCTACCATGCGAGGCAGGCATGGTCAAGAAGCTCAAGCTCTTCAGGGATTAATATTTCCCAGCCCCAGGCATCGGCTGATGATAGGTTGTGGTTCTAGGGAAGAGAGAGGGATACAGTATACCCCCGCTGTGGTCCTTCCACATGATGCCCAGGGCTGGGACTGATTGTTTAGATCTTCGGCTCTTCGGAATCACTCCCCAGCTTGTCCGACAGCTTGCCGCGGACATACCCGCGGACGGTAGCCACCACGCCAGCGCCCACGGTCGTAGCCAAGGCATAGCCCAGCCAGTTGGCCGTATCGGTGAAGGGGTTGACGGAAGCCACCGTGCCGCTGACGACATCGGAAGCCCCTCGAGACAGACCAGCGCATCCCCCCATCCCCAGAGCCAGGACGACGTAGAAATACTTCATCACTTCACCTTCTCCTTGATGTGTTGCAGAGACGTATCAATCCTCTCCAGCCTAATGTCAATCTGGCGCAGGTGCCCGTTCTGCTCCTTCTTGTATTCCTCAAGGGCCCCCAAACGGGTGTCATAGTGCTTGCCCACAAAGGCGATGAGACAGAAGATCGCCGTAAGCAAAAACCAGATGACCGTTCTAGGGTGGATCTTCTTGAGGAGATCCACCACACTCATGTCGTAGTCCTCCTTACCCACCTTTTCCTATCCTTTCCCAACTACCCCGGTCGCGTTTACCTACTTCTTCACTTCCTCAGCCTTGTCAAAGGCGTCGTAATACCCAACCAGTTGCCTTGCAATCTTGGGGAAATAGGGAGTCTTCTGAATGGCCGCCTTCATGACCTCATAATCGGCGTCTTCAAAAGCGATCTCCCCGTTGGACTTCTCGATGACATCAACGATCTTGGCGGCCTGTCTCACCTGAGAAGGGGTCTTCACCCCTTCGAACGAATCCATGTGAGTCACCAGCCATTCCTTGAAGGGGATCTCTTTCACCCCCTCAACCTTCACCGGATCAGGAACCTTGACCAACTTCATTTCTCACCTCCTATCATCTAAATCCAAACCAAGCTCCCATGAACCAGCCGATACCGAACACCAGCCACAGCCAGAACCAGAACGGAATGAGCCGTACTACTCGCTTCACAGGTTCTATGTAATCTCCCCAAATTCAGTATTTACAGCACCGTCTATGCTGTCCATCTGGGCTTCCCTGACTTGCTTGCGCCTGTACTCCTGCACCGTGCTTTTGATGTAGTTGAACATTCTGCTCTTGGCCCATTGAGCGTTGGTCATGATGGGCAAGGACGTATCCTTGTCCAGCGGCACGGCACCGTGTACGGATATAAAGGCCGCGACGATCTCAGCTTGCTGCGCTGCGGTCAGGCCCGTAATCTGAATGTCAGGCATGGGTGCTCCTAGTAGTACAGGATCAAATCGGCGGCAAACACGTTGGGGCCAACCGAGTTGGTAACGAGATTCAAAGCCAACTGTGCCCACTTCTTGGCGGTGCCGAGTTCCGCGATCAAGATGGACTGTTCAATAAGCTGCGGGTAGGTGGACGAGTTGACCGTCGTCACGATGCTGGACGTTACCGGCACCACGGTAGTCCCCGCCGCGACCGGGGAATTGCTGAGGACCAATCCAAGCTGATTCACTCCGCTTGTTGCGGTATTGGTGTAGACGATGGCGAGCGTTGCGCTATTAGGGGTGCCCAGCTTCGACATGTCCAGAAGCACCCCGGCTTGCCCGTAGGTGGTGGCCGCCGGGATCTTCCAAAGCGCATTGGCTGAGGTGGTCAATTCCAGCGTGGTGAAGTGATGGATGAGCGGGATATAAGTGGCTTTAGCCCCACTACCGCTGCTGCCTGAGCCACCCGTTTGCGCCCAAGCCGCCTGACTCGTCCAAGTGTAGGTTTTCCTAGTATCCTTGCAGTAGCAGATATCCCCTTCTCTTGATCCACTGGCTGGACGGTCTAAGCTCTCCACATCGCAGACGTAGTATCTCGGCCTAACGGCATCACAAGCCGTCTCGTCCAAGATCACGTCCATGACGTACATTTTGCAAGCCATTAGGGGGCCGTCGTTCCTTGTGTCCAAGTGGTCGTAGCGCCGTCCAAGGGAATCGTCAGGTAGTTAATAACCCCAGCGAGGTTATAGGCAAAAACGAGTTTGTTTGACTTGGTGTAGATTGCAACGGAATCCGAAGCGTCCAAGTCTGTCGTGCTAGGATCTGCGTCGGCCTCGTCCATGACGAGGACCGGCTTATCTGCGAGGAGGCGCATCCTTTCCGTGTTGTCCGTAAGGAAAGCCATCGCCCGAGCCGTTCCACCGCCAGAGCCTTTCTCGGTGCCGACATTGAACACGTTCGACACCCATTCCAGCTTTCCGAATTCGTGATTGGTGCTTGATGTAAACGTGTTGTAAACCCGGAATTCCTGGGCGTTTGCGCCGCTTCTCTGGGCGATGGTGTAGGCGGCATCTCTGAACAGGGTCGTTTCAAGGGCCGCCGCCGTGGGGTTGGTATTAGAGGACCAGCCCATTGCATAACCGCTACCCATCGAAAACCCAGATGCGTTCCACGCCCATCGAGCAACGCCCGCTGTCACTTCCGCAAAGGTTCCGGTGGTGACAAAATACCTTCCTGAGTTCGTTTCCGAACTCCAAGACCAGTTGGGGGCGCTAACTGATGCATCGGGGCCACGAATAACGCCCGCCATCGTCGTAATACCGCCCGTGGTCATGCTTAGAAGATTTCCGGTTCCAAGCACTGCCGAACCGCTTGCCGCACCAGAAATCACAAGGTTGTCCGAGACGCTGTTATCAATACCGATGGCGTAGCTCTGGGTGGTTCCAATGGCAAACCGGATTGCAGCATCCCCAGTAGAAGACTGGATAAAGTCATAGATGGGGGTAGTTGATGCATCGCTGACGGTGGAGGAAATGCGGTCTGTCCCGGCGTCCAGAAGGAGCAAGCCGTTGGCATTCACTCCCCGGAATTGGTGGTCAATGTCCAGGTTCGTCGCATTGAACGTGCTCGTCCCGGCGACGGCCGAGAGTGTGTATGCCGCGTTCGCCAGCTTGACTAGCTGGATCGCCTGACCCGAACGGGTAACGCGGACCCATTCATTCCCCGACGCCGTGGTAAAGGCATCGTCCATCGCAAGGCCGATGAAGTCCGAGCCTTGCATGGCGAAGGCCCACGCCTTCGTGTCCAGAGCTTGCCCAGCATCGTAGAGAGCGATTCGCGGGGGGTCGTTCAGGGGGTTGGTAGAGTCAGATTGGACGATAACGAGGAAATCCTGCGGGGGCGTGATGCCGCCCACCCCGATTGAGCCGCCGACAGTTAGATAGTTGGTGGTGGCGTTGTATTCAAAGCCCGCTTCGCTGGTCAGGGCACTTGTGGCGCTCCAGAATGCAACTCGATTGGCCGCTCCGGTGCCGAACGGGATGGTTCCGCTAGCATCGGGGAAGGTATAAACCCGGTCGGCGGTATTGGCGTGATCCAGAGTGCCCTTGAAGGAAGTCCCACTCTTCCAGATGTAGTTTCCACCAACCGACAGGGCGGAGGTTGCTTCCTCGAAATACAAGATGGAGTTGTTGGTCTTAGCCGGGCCACCGCCGACAATCCCGAAGAGGATTCCACCCTCTTGAACGGCGAGGTCCTCATTGAGGACTAAGGTGCCGCTCCAATCGGGAATGGTAACGGTCCTGTTTGCCGTAATGGAGGGAAGGGTGAATTCAGAGACGAACGATCCGCTGGAAGTGACCTTGAATTTCAGGTCATAGAAAAGCTCAAGATCACCGCCGCTGTCCCAGGTGCCCCGCCAGGTGTTCCCGGTCAGGAAGAAGATGCTTGAGTTCGTGGGAGTGTAGATTTGAAGGTCGGTGCTGGAGCCGCAAGCGATATAGGCATCCCCGGCATTGAAGGGAGAGCCACTCCACCCCGAGCCTCGAACACCCATGGTAAGGATGTTGCCCGCGTTGTTCTCGGCGTACCACTCTGCCAGAGCGGAAGCCCCTGCATTGGAGTTCTTGACGGAGTTCCGGACAATCCCGTTGGAAGACTTGAGGACACTCAGCCAATCGGCGGACGTAACCGGAGTGCCCGTACCGAGATACACCCCCAGGGTAGCGGAGAAAAGGCGTGTGGCATTCCAGTCATAAGCGGCCACCCCGCCAATGGCTTCCCCTGGATTGCCTGCGCCGATCAAGTACCTGCCCGTGCCGGTTTCGCTCGAGAAGGCCAAGGCCGGGGCGGCAACCGTCCCGTTCGGGTGATGAATGATAATGGCCGACAGAAGCCGCGTGGAATTCCAGTCGTAGACAAGGCTCCCGTTGATGGATTCTCCGACGTTCCCGGCGGCAATGAGATAGCGCCCCGTATCGGTGTCGTTGTGGAAGGCGAGAGAGGGAGCTCCAGCCGATCCGTCCTGAAGCAAGATCCGCTTATTGTCGATGGGGTCAGGCAGGACGTAGTTATAGACCTGCCCGTCCCGAATGGCATCGTCCACTTCATTCCACGGTTTGACAAGATCGTTGTAATCGGCGGTCTTGTAGATTTCCTTGGGGATGCCCGCCAGGGTTTCCCCGTTCAGAACGATGTAGGGCTTATTGTCTTTTTCTTCTTCTTCAGCCATACTTCACGCATGAAGCTCTTTGTGCAGGTTTACCCAAACCGACACCAAGACACGCCCCTTGATGAAGAAAGAGGAGATCGGGCGAGCGGCCCGTGCGTAACGGTTGTGGGGGTGCTCATCCTGGTAATTCTTGGATGGTCTGCCCTCAAAACCATCTACGAACGCTCTCATAAGTAGGCCGATCATTCCTGAATCTCCCAGCCGCCGTTAGCCAAGTCGTTCAGGATGTGCTCCAGTTGGGCTCGCGTCTCCGGATCTACCCGGCGAGCGGCCGAGCGATACCGCTTGACCATCCCTTGAACCAGCATGTGGTGTTGCTGGGCCACTCTCTGGGGATCTTGGACGGATACAGGGAATCCCATGGCCCGGGAAGCCGCATACCACCATTGCCGGTCGTAGATGTAGTTGCCTTCCGGATCGCGGCGGGTGTTCCCGGCAAGATCCCTCGTCGTGCTGAAGGCATCCAGGGCTTCCATCACCAGCTTGACGTGCGGGATCTGGTTGTAGAGTGATTCGATGAGGGGCTTCTGGGGGATGACAGGCTCCAGTACCTTCCCGGTGGGGTCGTATCTCCAGACCGTCCCGTTCAGGGAAACGAAATCCGTGGGCTCCGTGAAGGGGCGCTCAAGGAAGGTGTCGTATCCACCGCGGGTTTCCAAGAACACCTTGACGAATGGATTCTGAGCGGGATCGGCCATTTTGGGAAGCGTCTGCCCGGCCATCTCAAAGGTGCCGACCGCTTCAAAGGGATTGAAGCCTCCGATCCGCATGAAGATCATGTGGCCGTCTTCCGTCCCGCCAATCGGGATCATGTTCCGAAAGCGATAGGGAAGCCGGTCGTCATTGGCGGCGTCGAGCATCAGTTTGGAGTAGTGATGCCAGAGGAACGCCGTCTTGGGGCGGACAAAGGGGAGTTGGAAGAGGAGTTGATTCATCGTCTTGGCGAACGTCCAGAAGGGAATCACCCTCCTGATCCATTCACGCTCGATGGGATGGAGCCTTCCGTAATTCCCCAGGAAGCGTTCCATTTCGGTAACGGCACGTTCTACCTTGGCGGAAACAGGGGCCAGGGCTTCCCGCCGTAGACGCATCTCCTCCAAGCGGGCGATGTCATCCCCGGCCTTGGCGGGGAAGGGGAAGCTGCCCACCTGGGCTTGTCTCCGGTCGGCCAGGGCCTTTAGCTGCTGCTCCAGGTCGTCGATGATCTTGGTGGAATCGGCGCTTGGAATCGAGGCATTGGAAAGCGCCTTCTGCTGCTGGATTCTCTTCTGGATGTCCACCATTTGCTTGTCGAAGCCCGCCAGCAATTCCCCCTGCTGCTTTGAAGCCACGTATCGCTTGGCGGTAACGGCCTGTTCCGTTCCGAGGGAGAGAAGCTCCCGACGGGCTTCCAAGGCGCTCTGTACCGCTTCCGTCATGGTCCGCCCGGCAAGCTGGGCTTGGGCGACGGCATCGCCCATCGCGGCATCGGACCTTAACCCTTCCGCCAGATTCTTCGTCACCAAGACTTGCCGAGGACGGGTATCGGTGATGTCCCCGAGGGTGTCCGCCGCCCGGAATACCTTCTTCATGCCGGGGATGTTGGCGAACAGGTTGTTGGTCCGGTCGGCCTCCATGGCCAGCGAGGCGCTGGACATCGCTTCTCCAGGCATCGCCCCTTTGTGCGGAGCCATGCTCTTGGAGAACGGCGTCACGCCGCCGAACATGAGGAGCACCGCATTCCCCAAGATGTTGTTGACGTAGTAGCGGGGCATGAGGGTCAGCACCGTGGTCCGCCACGTGTTCATGATGTTGTCGTAGAACCGGAGCGGGCCGGATACGCCCTTGAGCTGGCTTTCGATCAGATAGGCTACTTCATTCGGGATCGCCAGATTCCAGGCGGCAGGATTGTCCGCTTCCGCCAGGGCTTCCTTCCAGACGTTCGACTTCATGAGGTCGTCTTGAGTCTTTCCGATAGCTTGGAGGAAGGCTTGCCCGCGTTTCCCCGGAGCGGCTCCCGCGATGTATTCCAAGGCGTTCTTGGTGAGAAGCTCGTAGCCGTTGATGAGCCCGCCTTCGATGTACTTGAGAAGAATGGGGTTGAAGACCTTATAGCCGGGAGGAGCCTGGACGCCTTTCAGGGGCACCCCGAGACGCCCGATGGCGTCCATCGTATAGTTGACGATGCCCTTGAACTGCGCCATTTGGAGCCGGTTCCGGGCCATGACAACATCGGGATCGTCAATGATCCCAGGTCCAAGGCCGGTCTTCTTTTCAAACCTCGAGATGTACTGAAGGCTCTGGCTCTCTGACTTCAAGGATTCGAGAAGCTCAGAGAGGTCCAGCGTCCTTTGATGGAAGAAGGGGTGGTAATCCGGGTTGGTGGGACGGCCATACGGATTCTCCCCGGAAGCCCACTTCTTGGCGGCGTCCAGGGCTTCGCGGGTATAAACCAGTTCACCCTTTTCGTTCAGCCGGTGGAGTTCTCCGTCAAAGCGTCCATCCGCCTTCATCCGGTTGGCGAGAGGCTTGAGCCGCGCGTCCGCCAGTTCGTCCGTATTCTTCGCCCCAAGCTCCATGAAGAGGCGTTCGTCGTCCTGAATGTACTTGTGCCAGAGTTCGGCTCTCGCCTTCACCTTGGGGGACTTCGCCATGTCGAGCGGGATTTCCCCGTCGATGACATCCCAGAGTTCCTTGGCTTCGATCTTGGAAAGCCCCTTCTGGATGAGCCCTTTGGCCTCCCCAGCCCCGATGCCGGTAGCTTGAAGGAGTTGAGAGCCCAAGGCGTTCTTCTCCGTAAGCCCCAGAGGAGTCAGGGCGAGATTCTCCGCGATGCTCCGGACCATGGGGACTTTCAGGGCGGTATTACCCGCCATCGTGAAGGGGGCTTTCATGATCCTGCCGGGTAGCCTTTGGATGTCGTCCCCGAGCTTGGCAATCTTCATAGCGGCTTCTTGGGAGCCTGCCTTGAGAGCCACCTTGCCCGCCGCCTTGACGCCGACTCCCGCCACGTCTGCCACGGTCGTGGCATCCAAGAGGACCGTAAAGGGATGCTTGTAGAAGCCTTCCCACAAGCCGTCCTTGTAGGTGTCGGTGAAGCTCTTCACTACCTGGGTCCATGTTTCTTCAAGCTCTTTAGTGAGGTATTCAGGATGCTTGAAGAGTTCTCCGATCCATTCGCGGTTCTTGACGATCTCCGCACCGGAATTCCAAGCCACGCGGATCATCGCCGGGATGCCTTCGATGAACTGACTGACATCCTTCCCGAAGTTGCGGATGAAGCCGCCCAGGCTTTTGTGCTCAACCACGGGAGGCTCGTCGAACGCCGCGGACATGGCATCCCGAGGGGGAGGGGCGAGGTATCCAGGGAGAGCTTGCGGTCCTTGGGGGATCTCCCCCATAGGCGGCAGCTTGGGAAGGGGGGGCAGTTTCGGAACCCCGCCCATGGGCTTGAGCTTGGGCGCATTCATGCCCTGGACCCTGGGGCCCTGGGCGTTCGGCGCTCCGCTTTCAAACCCAGAGATAGGCTTGATCGGATCTTGAGGACTGAGGGGACCGACCACTAGGCATTACCCCCGCCACCGATCCCAAGGAGTCGGTTCACCTGTGGAGAAACGTAACTCTGCGGTCCCCCTATATCCTCTTTCGGAGGATTGAGAAGCGCATCTTCGCCCAAGATGTTCTTGAGCCTCTGAATGACCTTCTCGCGTTCGGCCAGTTTCTTTTGGAGATCCTTCCGCTCTTGCCCTTGGGGCATCATGTCCAGGCGACGACTATCCCGATTGGCCTCCGTCTGGTTGGCCTGGAGGATGGCCTTCAGACGAGCCATTCCTTCACGGGATTCAGCCGTCTGCGCGGACAGCTTATCCTTGGCGTCCATCACCTTCATCTGCTGGGCGAATCGCTTTTCGGCTCTCTGGTCCTGAATGTCCATTTCCCGGCCACGCTGACGCTGACCGATCTTCGCCATCTGTAGGCGGAAGAGCTTGTCCCCGGCAGCCTGCTCCTCTTGGAAGCGTCTGCCGCGTCCGAAGGCAACTTCCGCCGCCTGGAAGGGATTGGCTCCTGCCAGGACCATGAGGACGTGGAGGATGTACTGACCGACATTCGGGCCGGGGCGGTTCTGGAGCCCTTCGTAGGTCGCTCTGGCTTCCTTGATGGCCTCTTCCAACTCCGGATCGTTTCCGAACTCAGCCCGCATCCGGGCATCGGCCTGCACGTCGTTCTCGACGCCTTTGGCAAGCTCGTCCGCGGCGGCCCTTGCCTCCTGGGCCATTTTGTCCATAACCTGATCTTTGGCGGTCCCCTCGCTAATCTGGCGCTCGCCAAGCTCGAGGGCCTCATCGGACAGGGGTCGCTCTATAGGAGATTGAGGGCCCATGCTGGGAGGGGGGCCCATCTCAGGCTCTACCTTCGGAAGCTCCTTCTTTGCGGCGGGTGCAACGGTAGGCTGCTTCTTGTCTGGATCTTCAAACCACTCATTGACCCACTTCTGGGTGGCCTGAGTCGCCTTGGAGTCGGCGTCAAAGAGTTTCTGGGTCAACGCGGAATCCGCTTCCAACGCGGGCTTGATGAACGGCTGATACACCCTTTGCTCAAGGTTCTTGGCTAGATTGCCAGGAGCGCCGGGCATCTGCGGGGCGGGCGTACCCACCATTCGATGGGCTGCCGCCAAGCCGCCCGCCACCGTCGTCGGCGTTCCGAATGGAGAGGGTAGACCCGGCTGCGCCGCCTTGGGTGGCGGCTCAAGCTCTTTCAGCCGCTTCATGAGAGCTTCCCGCTCAGAGGCTTTCGCATCCTCCGGGGGCTGAACGGGGCCCATGAAGTTCTGGTCCCCCGGGGCGGGGCTTGGAGGGGGAGGCTGGGCAGGTGGAGGAGCCGCCGCAGGCTGGGGCCCCTTCTGTTGCCCGAGCATCTCTTGGGCCTTCTGCTGAAGCTGGGCCATCTCCTGCGGAGTAGGGGGCCTGGGCTCAGGATCGTTCGCCTGCTGCTGCTCCAAGAGCTGCATGAGGATCTGTTGGGCGTTTGGAGTAGCCGCCGGGGCCTTCATGCCTTGGAAAAGGTTATTCTGGAGCGCCATAGTCCCCCTCCTGATCCTGCTGCTTCTTCCGCATCTTGCTGAACAAACCCATCGCGTCTTCCTTGTTCTTCTTCACCACGTCGAGCCAAGGAGCCGCGCCGTCTTCCCCAAGGTCGGGGGGTTCTTCTTCTGGGAACATCTGGTCGGGCTCTTCCAGTTCTCCGGATTGGAGTCTGCGCTTGTTGTATCCGTCAAAGATGTTCACGCCCCGCCTCCCCAGGTGTAGTCACCAGCACCCACCGAGGCGTATCCACCCCCGCCACCCCCACTAGGAAGCTGGGCCTGTTGGCCCATGCTTCCGCCGCCAGCTCCGGACACCGCCGCGGCGTTGTTGATGAGCGCCGAGACGATGGCCGCGTAGTAGGCGTACCGCTGATACTTGAGGTTCTTCTTGTAGGTGGAAAGCGCCTTGGCGGCGAGGTTCTCGCGGCCGCGGGCTCCTTCAACCATGCGGCTAGCGAGGTTGGACGCCCGATTGACTCCGGTTTTCTGGAAGGTGGAATCCTCAACCCCGCGGGCCGCAAAGTCTTCCTCGGCCCGGCGAGGGATGAGGGGGGCTTGCTCTTCCGTCGTCTCTCGGTTTCTCCTGGCCTGATCCAAGCCAAACCGTAGGCCGCGCTTTTGCAGGGAGTTGTTGTTCCTCTGCATCTGCCTCTGGAAGTACAGGCCGAACACGCTGGTCATGGCATCCTCCTACTTTGACCCAATGCCAAAGAGTTGAGCGAAGCACTTGAGCTGATAGACCGTCACCGCCGTCGTGGAATTGTTCGAGATTCTCAGCCGATGGAACTTCCCACGGATGTTCTGGTGCAGGGGCATTCTCTTGACGGGCCCTTCCGTCGCCGTCGCCATGGTCTGAGAGTAGCTTTGAAGCGTTCCGTCGATGAGATGCTCCAAGGTCAGCGTAGCCCCGGTATTCTCCGCGTGGATGTCGGTTGCTTGGAGGCGCTTCGGGGCCGCCCATTCCCCGAAGTCGAGATCCGGGGTATCCCAAATCATGCTGATGTTGGAGCCGTCGTCGTTGGTGCCGTTTTCATCTTCCCAGACAAGGATGGACGTTCCGGAAGTTCCAAAGAGGAGTCTGCCATCCGGATGATTGGCGTAGATACGAGCTGTCTTCCCGGTGTCGTTGCTCCAGACCCCCCGCTCGACATCAAGATTGAGAACCCGGTTGTTCTGAGATCCCGTAGCCGGGTAGGCAAACCGGAGAGTGGTCTTGTACCGGCCTGCGGCGATGGTCCCCTTGTTGGGGATCGTCACATAGGTTACGTCCACGGGCTCCGACAGCTTGAACGGCTCGCGGCCACGGATCGCAACCACCCCCCTCTCGGTCGCCACGGCAACAAAGTTGTCGTAGGCCACCATGCCTTCTTGCCCAACTGCTCCGACATCCGCCACCTTTTTGACGGAGAAATCGAAGACGCTGGAGCCGGTGATGACGTAGAGTTTCCCTTCCTTACCGCCAGAGGATGGAGCGGTTTTTGAGACGATCAGGAAATCCCCGCCTGAGATGATGCCGTTAATCACCATCCCGTCGCCCTTGTTGATGGTGATGGACCCGGCGTTGTCGGCGGTGGTGTAGTCCTCTTCGTTCGAGAGCGCCGAAAAACTGAGGACCGACGTATTGGCGGCAAGCCATACTCGGGCCCTGTGAACTTCGACGTTCCTAGCATTCGCCGGGGGAGTGCCTCCCAGAGAGGCCGCAGCGCCAGAGCCGGTCCACTTGAATGGGCCGCCGCCTTGGTTGCAGATGATGAACTTGTCATTGAACATCCGCATCCGGACCATGGTGTCTACGGTGATCGTGACTCCTGAAACCGTGGTCGACCAATTCCCGGCCGTGATGTCGTGGAGGACGGTTCCTTCGGCGGCAAGCACGTAAGCGGTGCCGCCCGAGGTCGCCGCCGCGTACAGGCCACTCACGAACGTTCCCGTGGGAGTCACCTTGGCGGCGGACGTGAACTTGATGTATCCCTTCCGCTTCTTGAGCGCCCCGTGCTCCGAAGGGTCGATGTTCTGGCAGCTCGGAGACTGATTGGCGTCGATCATGTGAGCCGGAAGCCGGGTCACCAAGCCGCCGTCTAGCCTTCCCAGATTGACCGAGACTTTGTTGTCTTCAATCGCCATGGTTAGTAAGCCGTCGCAATCTTCCGGTTCCTGCGGTCCCTTGAAAGCCTGCGGATTTCCGCCTTGGCCTTCTGTTTCTCCAGCATGTAGACTTCGTACTCTTCCTTGGCCTGCTCGTCCCGGCTGTCCTGCTTGAGCGCCAGATACATCGCGTAGTGGATGGGCAGTCGGTGATACCGCGCCGAGAACGCCGGGGTATCCGTATCCGCCGACATGTAGGCGTGGGAGAAGGCGTAGGTGATGACGAGATCCAGTCTGGAGACGGTATCGCTGTTCGAGTGGCTCGCCGCCGAGGTGCCCCCTTGCGCCCGGATCGCCAGCGTCAAATCGTTCGTCGAGACGTTCTGATAGGCAATCTGCTCGCTGTTGATCTTCACGATTCCGGAGGGGCTGTTGAACTTCGTCCCATCCGCTACGGAAATGGTCGTGACGGTCGTGTTGTGAGCCCCGTTCAGGGTGGACGTGTTGGAACTCGATCCCGGGGCAGGCCCGAGATAGAGGTCGTTGTCCATCATCGTGTAAGCTTCCGGGGTGGAGACGGTGTATCGCTTGTTGAGATAGCCGCGGTCCTTGAATTCCTGGGGAGATAGGTACTCGATGGGCTGGAACTGCCCCTGCTGATACCACATGACCGCAAAGGTGTGGATATGATCGCTGGGGAGGTCGTACCGGAACTGTTTGGCGGTGACGTAATACCCGTACTCCCGCCAAATGGGCTGCACGTCGTTCTGGAATTCCTCGCAAGCGATGTTCAGGTAGAGATTCGCCGGGGTCGCCGAAAGGAATCCGGCATTCTTGTCCTGAAACCGCCGCTGGAAATCGGTTCTAAGCGCCGAGAGCGCCGCCATAGCTTAGTCTCCGCTTGGATTCCCACTCTTTGAATTCCCTGAGAAGCGCCAGCTCGCGGGCCAAGGTCGTCTTCGGAAGGAGGAGCGCCCCGTGCTCCAAGGTGTCCTTCCGGAAGCTCGCATCCACGAGGGCAAAATCATCGGGAAGCCATTTCTTCCGGTTGGCGATGGCTTCGTTGATCCTGGCGAACGTGAAGGTGTAGATGTCCCGCCAGTTTTTGGACGGATCGGTCTTTTCACGGGCCACGATCTGCTCTTCGGATACCCGGTTGTCGCATCCGACCGTGACGGCCCGGAAGCATCCGAGACGCATGGCGAAGGAGATCGCGCCAATCAGGCTCGTCGACCGGTGGACGAGGTTGCCTTTCTCAAGATCGCCCGCGAGATCCTTCAGGCATCGCTCCCAAACGTAGACAGACGGCTCGTAAAGGTGCTGGAAGTGCTCGACGCCGACCTTGACGGCTTTCCTCGCGTTCGGATGGTCCTTCTGGCGCAGGTAGGCGTCTCCGTCGATCCAAAACCAGTATTCCGCGGGGATCGTGGCGATAGCATCGTTCAGAGCGATGCGGAGGACGTTCGGATTGGGCTCCATGACGTTCCGGACAGCATGGGAGATGGAAGGCCCCGTGCCGATGATGACGGCCAAGTGACCGCGCCCGGTTCCGTAGAGGTCTTTAGCCAGGGGCAAGGGCATCCTCCAGTTTCAGCTTCGGGACGGGCATCGCGCCGAAGGACGAATCCACGATCTCCACCGGGCGGTCCATCCAATGGGGCCGCTCGTCATCCGAGAGCATTTCCTTCATGCGGCTGGCAACGCCGTAGTGCTGGGAGGACAGCCACGCCTTGTCCTTCCCGGGTTGCAGATAGCCGTCCCAATACCCGGCGCTCGACAGGTCCGTCCCAATCGTCACGATCCGCTTGGCTCCCATCCGCATCGCCAAGGTGATCGCCCATCCGAGGGTGGTTTCGTTCCAGTAGAGAGGCCGCGTCTTCGGGTCTTTCCACCGCTCCGGACGCCAGTTGGATTCGATCATGGTGCAAGGAACGCCTTTCAGGGTTTCGTGCATGGAGATGGAGAAGACCTTCTTGGCCGCCTGGGCGTGAGGATGGTCCTTCGCGTCCAGGTAGCAATCCGCATCGTGAGAGAGCCAGTAATCCGCCTGGATTCTCCGGATGGATCGGTTGATCGCCAGCGTGGTAACCGGAGGACGTACCGGGCAGTCCTTCAAGCTGGGACCGCTTCCGGTGATGAGGACGGTTTCCCCTTCATGTTTCCCGTAGAGGTCCGACATGTGCTTCCACGGGTTTCCGGGGTGCCTGGAGTTCACCCGTTCCCATGAGTCAATCCGGATCAGGTTCGGCCAGACGTCATGCTCGACGGTATCGCCTTCCCTGAGAAGAAGCCTGAGCTTCTTGGACCCGAGCTTTTTCGGGTTCACGATATAGAACATGAAGGGGTAGGGGCTGTTGCCCCTACCCGATCTCGCCCTATATCACTCCAGGTCGATATAGGCGGCCCCGGTGCCGGTCGTGGAAGACACGGCAGCCGCAGCCCATCCGATGCCCCTCTCCAGAGCCTTCCGAAGCTCCGCGCCCGACACCTTGGTCGTGGCCGCGAGCTTGATGTTGACGGCCTTCTGGTCCGCCGTGGAAGAGCCGAAGGCATAGATGTAGTCGCCCTTCACCCACGCGAAGCCGGTTCCGGTGTGCTTCTTGACGTTGGACTGATAGCCCTTCGTCTTGACCCACCCGTAATTGGCGTCCGTGAGGACGGACTGGAAGATCCCCGCCGCGAAGGCGGAATCCACCGTGGACACGTCGCTGGTGACTTCCCAAGGCCGAGCCTGGGTCACACCGCGATAGCAAACGCCACCGGCCACCGCCGCAACGTTGCCGGAACCGTTGTCGAACTTGACGTAACGGTACGTCTCAGCGCCCACCGCCGCGGACGTCTCCTCGATCCGGAGCGTTCCGAGCGGGTACTTGGCATCCGTCGTTCCGGTCGTGTTCGTCTCGTCCGTGAACGTCAGAGCCGTGCAAATGCGTCCAGCCATAGCTGTTCACCTCCTGTTACGGCTTGAGCACGGAGAACGCCGCCACCGTCCGCCGGTTGCGGCAAATCAGGTTACCCGAGAAGGTCAGCCGCCAAATCCGGATGTTCTGGTTGGCCGGGGGCGGGATCTTCTCGACAAGGAAGTTGTCGTTCTTGTGAACGACGAGGTTCAGGTGCCGCGAGTTCAGCATGAACAGCCAGTTGTCCGCCGTCCCCGCCCCGGTCCCGGGGGAGTGGGAATCGAAGAAAACGGGCACGTCGTTGAAGAGGAGGTACTTGAAGCCGCCCGAGGCGGTCATCTCTCCGCCGAACCGCTGGTTCGACTGCAGGAGCGCCCAGTACTTCTTGTAGATCGCCTTGTTGCCCACGATGATGTCGGGCATGTCCGAGCCAATCGTGGCGTCGAGGTAGCCCGCTTCCAGGGTGGACAGGGCGATGGCGCTCGAGGCCGCATCCACATCCGCCACCCAGCCGGTGAAGTCGGTGGTCGTGATGCTGTGATGCGTGGTGGACGTCGACGCGAGGTTCCGCAGGCCGGTGATCCCCGTGGCCGAGTCGCCGTTGGTGGAGAAGATGTCCGTCGAGAGGAGATCCCCCATCTTGAGATGGGCGTTCTTCGTCTTCGACTGGATCAGGTCCACCACCGCATTCTCGCCCGAGTTCCGGATCAGGTCGTGATGCGTCAGGACGACGTGGGTGTAGTACAGCTTCCAGTCGGCCTTGAGGGCGGTATCCGTGTCGGTCGGATTGGTGTTCAGAAGGTCCGCGCCGCTGTACGAGCCGCCCGCGGCAATCTTCTGATAGATCACGCCCGACTGGATCGCCGCGCCCCCCTGCTCCGTGATCTGCCCGGTTTCACGGAGATGGTAGAAGAGCGGAGCGGACCCGTAGATGTTATCTTCCGAGCCCGACTCAATCAGGTTGTGCGTGGTGGCTTCAACCTGACTGGTAAAGGGAAGAGCCATAACTGGCCTTTCTTTCCGTCAGTACATCTCAGGCCAGGACTGCGCCTTACTTACTTGCCCTTGGTCTGCTCCCAGACCTTGTAGGCATAAGCGCGTTCCTGGGCGTCCGTCAGTTTTCCCTTGGGCCTTCCCAACGGGGTTGACTTCGCGCCTGCGGTGGGAGCCTGAGAGCCAAGAAAGGCGCTCTGTTTCCCCTTCTTGATCTCCTCTTCCTTCATCCGCTGGCCCTGCTCCAGGAGCTTCGGGCCTTGCGAAGTGAACCGTTTCGGGAGCACCACCTGATTCCAGGCCATCTCGATCATGAACTTCGGGTTGTCCTTGTAGTACTCCATGGCTTCGGCGTTGTCGGCCAGCCATTCAGCCATGGCGGACCACTCCGAATCGTTCACGTCCGGATGGGCCTTTCTGAACTCCTCCTGGGCCATATCCTGCTCGCGGAGGATCAACTTCTCCTCCACGGCATTCAAGCGGTCCACGAGGGCCGGATCGTTCTGATGCGCCTGGGCAGTCTGCTGAACCGCCTGTTGCTTCGTCGCCCCTGCGTTCATCCGCATCTGGACTTCGTTCAGCAACCTCGGATCAGACCGGATGATGTCCATGAGAAGCTGTCCAGCCTTGTTCTCTTCCCGAAGGCGAGCCGCCTCCTGGTGGGTCTGGGTGAACTTCCCATAGAATTTCCGGAACGCCTCGGCCATCTCATCCGCCTTGGAATAGGTCGTGTCGCCAATCTTCCAGGTCGGGGTGCCCGTGACCTGTACGGCATCACTGGCATTCCCGGTCTGAGATGCGGCGGCGGCAACCTCTGTCGCCCCGGCCTGTCCGGCATCTGCCTGGACCTCCTGGGCCGCCTCGTTGCCCGTCGTCTCTTCGCCTGGACCCATGTGGGTAAACCCTTAAAAACTCCTGACTCGCGCTATCGCCCCTTACTTCACCGGGAAGGGGCACACCGTTCTTGCTAGGATTTCCGTTTGTGCTTCAGGGCTTTCTCGTAGGCTTCCTTCCGCTTCCCGTGGGCCTTCCCGGCGGCCTCGCGGAGCATGGCGAAGTCGTCCTCATCGGAACCCTTGTTGTCACCGCCTTTGACCTTCGGGAGCGGGGCGAGCTTGCCGTTGGCCTCCAAGCCTCCGATGTCCCGAAGCTCCTGCTTGGCGGTATTTCTCATCCGCTTCGCCAGGATGGACGCGACGAATTCCATGTCTCCTCCTCAGCTCTGGGAATCGAAGTCCACGATGCCTTCCCCGGCATCTCTGGATCTCCGGACCATCCCGGTAGCGTCGTTGAAGCCTCCGAAGAGGCTCTTCTTCCACTTCTTGTCAGCCTTCTTGGCGTTGTCGCGGTCCCGCTTCTGGTAGTAGCCTTCCGAGATCCCCGACGTCAGGACGCCAAGGACAGGCCGGGAGTACTTCTTCCAAGCCTTCTTGAGTCCCATAGGCTAGTCCATCCTCGGGTCGTGCTTCCCGCTGGGCCGCTTGTGGACGGGCATCCCCTTCTGCCCGAACTCAACCGGAGACGAGATGCCGCCCGACTTGGAAGACTTGCGGAAGCTGCCACCCATCTTCGGGGGAAGCCCCATCCCACCCGTCTCGCTGGGGATCTTGAAGCCACGCGGAGTCTTGCCGAGTCCCATGTGAAACCTCCTCTATGCGCTGCCTATCCAACTGGCGAACCGACCGGCAAGACCTCCTCGCCGGTTTCCTCGCCCACCGTTTCGGGGATCATGGCTAAATCTTCAGGGGTCGGAGCGCCGCCCATCCCGCCGCCGGGAGGCATTCCACCCATCTGGGCCATCATGAGCTTCTGTTCCATCTTGGCGGCGACTTCCTCGTAGCGGTCCCACCCGGCGGCTTTGAGCAGCTCGTAGATGTCCAAGGCTCCACGGTCGTAGAGCGTGATGGCCTGCTGGAACTTGGCGGTACGGGAGACGGGAAGGGTGGAGCCTGCGCCGACGCGGACGTCGAATTCCGCATCGGGGGGGATGAAGTTCGAGCCTTCGCCGTATTCAGGAGCCATCGTGGGCATCCCATCGGGGCCGACCCCCTGGGGGGCCATGCCGGTCGGCTGGTTGATGGCGAAGAAATCCTGGGTGCCCATGGGACGCGGAGTTCCTTGGGAGACGAACGGCATCCCCTGGGTGAATTCGTTCCCGACGATCCGGAACACCCTCTGGGACGTGTAATGCTTCTGGATGAATTTGATGATGAGCTTTCCCGCCCGGCGGAGAGAGGCTTCCAAGTAGCGAACCTTGAGGCGCAGACGGGTATTGGCCGCTTCGGAGAGCATCTCGAGGGCAATTCCCGCTTCGACCCCCACGGGGCGCTTGCCCTGGATCATGTCCACGTTGCCGAGCGAATCGTTGAAGTCCTGCTTGTCGCGGTCGTTCACGGCGAAAAGGCCGCCCAAGTCCATCTGCGGGAGGAGCCACGACAGCGCCGACGGACCGCCTTCCGCCGGGATGGAAATGCCGGGTTCGGCCACGATGTTCTCAAGATCCGTTCCTGCGCCGGGATCGTAGACGAGCATCGGGGAGGCGCAGAACCGGAGGATGTCGAGGATCATCCCGCGGCGCTTGTTGATTTCGTACTGGAGGTTCTCGACAGGCTGGATCTCGCCCATCGCCCAAATGGACCACGGATTCTTGTAGTCCATGAAGTGGACGAACGGCGGGGTATCGAAGTCCGTCAGCTCGACGGGCTCGAGGAGAACGTTCCCGGCCACGAGCGTCCGCTTCCAGCGATTGGATTCCTTGTCCAGCTCCCACTTTTCGCAAACGGTCGCGGAATCCTTCGGGCCCCGGCTATCCTGAGTGGCGCTTCCGGCGGGGTACATCCAGACATCGCTTCCGGTCGTGGTCTGGACGGCGTATTCCTTCCGGCTGCCGCCCCCAGGGCGCTGGGAAACCTGCGGGCGATTCACGACGACATCCGGGTCTTTCATGTCCCGCTTGACCAAGTGGGCCTTGTCAGGCCAGAGCATTTCGATCTTGCGGAGGGACATCTGCTCGACGTGGTAGATGCATTCCGCGTCCTCGATGGACGTGGCTTCGGGGTTGAAGAACATCCCCGTGGGATCGACGTTGATGATCTGGATGTCTCCCAACCCTTTCTTCGCGGCGGGATTCCACAGGATCTTCCAGAAGCCGTTGCCGAAGATGAGGGCGTTCAGCATGGTCGAGGGAAGCTTGATGTCGCAATCGTTCTCTTCCCACAGCCATTCGATGACCGCCCGGAGGACGTCGGCAATCTGGGAATCGTTGGGCTCCCGAGGGACGACGGCAATCTGCGGCTTGTTGTCGGTGATGACGGAGTTGATGGCGTTGACGGCCGAGAAGGTGAGCGGAATGGTCGGCGTGGACTGCCAGGATTTCGTCTGACCGTCCCAATGGTTGCACATGTAGAGCGAGGCGTACCGCTTCCAATCCCGGGGATTGACCTGGGAATACTTGTAAGCCCGGGAATCCTCGAGGCCCTTCCAGGTCGCACGGACGATCTCCGCCTCGTCTTCCGGGGTGTCCTTCATGATCTCCTGTGAAGGATCTCCCTTCGCGCCGTACTCAACCGGATTGGTGACGATCTCAGCCATTCCTACTCCCTGTGGGTGTCGTAGCCTTCAGTGATGCGGACGCCAGGGTCGGGATCGCGCCGGGAAGCCCCCGGAGGAGACAGGTGTGGATACCGGCGGTGGAAATCCTCAAACGCGGCGTCGATGTCCCGCGTGGTTTCGTTCCGCAGGTATTTCTTCTTCCCGAAGACGTAGCGGAACTGCTTCTTGGTCTTGTCGTTCATGGCGCGACCGCGGACGAACTGATCGGCCAAGAGGGACATCCCAAGCTTCGCCCAACCGCGCTTGCAGACGGAGCACTTGACGCGCTTGGGGATGGCCTCCATGGGGGCCATCCGTTCTGTCTGGTGCTTTCCGTGGTAGAACGTATAGACCGGCATCTCCCGCTACTCCTTCACTTCCTCAAGGTCGTCAATCGGGATGTTCCAACCGACGTTCAACGAGGCCGTGGTGCGACAGACCACGCCCATGGTCTTCCCGCCCGTGGCGAGAAACCAATCGAGCAAGTAGCCTTGCTTGCCGTCCTTGGTGCGGACGCGCTTGCCGACTTCCAAATCCTTCTCCGTCATGCGAGCCACCCGGGAAACATCCTTCCGGCATGTCGTTCGGGCTTCGTGGCGAGGACTTCCTTCTGATGCCCGGCGAGTTGGGAAGCCAAATGCTGTCCCAAGGACCACTCTTCGGGGGAAAGGGGCTTGAGGCGCTCTTCGATCATCCCGTCCGAGGCGCTCGCCTGGGCGGAGCCTTTGATCTTGTAGAGGCCCTTCACGAATTCCGAGCAGAGGGCGTATTCCGTGGCGTCCGTTCCGTGATCGTTGCCCGGGGCAGGCTCATCGCCTGCGTTCCGGTCGACTTCATGGCCCTTGAGATCGATGATGCGGGCGATGCCGTCTTCGCCTTTCGAGGTGTAGCGTTTCCACTTGCGGGATTCGAAGTCGATGATGGTCCTCGGGCACTTCGGGGAAAGCCGAAGGAGCGGCTTATTCTGCGCATCGCGGGCCATGAGATGCGACGTGACGACTTCGATCCGGTAGGTGAGCCAGTTTTTCCCGGTGGACATCCTGCGCCGAGCGGACTTCATGGGACGCAAGCCGTAGCGGGACAGCTCCATGGCAATGATGCGACCGGACGGGTCATGCCACCAGTTTTTCACTCGTTTCCAGAGCGGTCCCGCTGCAGCCTGGATGCCTCGGACGTGTTCGGAGAGGTGCTTGCCCTTGTCCTGGGAGTAGTATTCCGCGACGACATGCCACGCATCCCCGATCCGGGCGAGGAACGTGCAGACAAAGGGATCGTTCAAGCCGAAGTCCAAGCCTGCAACGACGAGCGCATCATGCGGCACGGTCGCCGGGGTGTATTCCGACGCATGGGTTTTGCGGTCGAAGTGGGAGTACACCAAGCCTTCAAAGCCTGCGTATTCCGCATGGAGTTCCCGGCGGACGATGACAGGATCTTTCGCGGCGTAATCGGCTTTCAACTCGTCGATCTGGGATTTCGAGAGGAAGGTGTTGTCGAAGCTGGAGCACGTGATGACGGCCACCCGCGGATCGCCGTAGCATTGCTCCGGTTCGTGATCCATGGGAATGTACCGCCGGGTTTCTTTCCCGTACTTGTCGCGTTCCGGCTCCCCATCGGGGCCTTTGGCGAGTTCGTAATGGTCGTAGACGCAGGTGCCGCACTTGCCGCAGCGATACGCGCGGTCGAGGACTTCGGTCTTCGTCCAGTGGGAAGGAAAGGCCGGGGTGCCCGTCATGAAGATGATCCCGCCGGATTCCATGACGCGACCGCGGATGACGTCGATGACTTCGCTCTTCATGAGCTGGACTTCATCGAGCCACGCGAAGGCAATGGTCGGGCCTCTCATGCGGTCGGCATGTTCGGCGGTATGGTGCTCGATGATGAAGTAGTGCTTCTGGATGGACCGCGTAGGACGCATGAGGAAGTGCGCAGGCCCGGCATCGCTGGCCCGTTTTGAGGTCACCAGCGCATCCCCCGCAACCATTTCAAAGATGCGCCGCGGGGTACGGGTCATGGCATTGGTCGGGGCGACCATGTAGGCGAGATTGGGGGTGCGGTCGTAGGTGTAAAGCTGCTTCAGGCATTCGTAAGCCCCGGCGAAGGTCTTCCCGCTTCGGATGCCCGCGAGGAAGAAGATGATCTTCGCGCCGCGTTCGATGGCCTGGGAGAAGATGTCCTGCTTGGGGTGCGGCTCGTAATGGATCTCGACGAGTTTCCGGTCCACGCCATCGGACTTCCCCCGGTCGTGGGAGGGGAATTCGTCGATCAAGTGGTCCAGCTTGACGTGCTTGGTCGGGGCTCCCGGGGTGGGAGCCTTGTAGTCTTTGTTGGGCCGCGTCCCCGTCCCGCGTTTCAGGTGGACGATGACAGGCCCTTTGAGATCCACCTGGGGACGCTTCCTGGGCTTTCTAGGCGGGAGGGGGAGATTTTTAGAATCCGGGGCGGGGGAGAGCGAGGAATTACCCGTCGCCCCGGATTCAGGGGTCAGGTCCGCAGCTTGCCCGAGTTGCGGCTTTTCTCGTTCTGGATCGTTAGGACGGTCCGCTGGCGTCGAGATGTTCGGTCACAGTCTTCCTCGCTCTGGCACCATTCTCCGGAAGCTTGCTTGTCTGGACGATCATGACCCCGACCCGCATTTCGTCACGCTTGGAAGTCCCGGCCTGGCCGGTATAGCCTTCCAGTTTCGAGAGCAAGTCCAGCGCCCGGAGACGATCTTCGGTAGACGCATCAGGACTATCGATGACTTCCTTGAACATCCTGCGGATGTAGGATTTGGGTACGGCTTCATCCCCAGGAAAGGCGGATTCGTCGTTCACTTCTTGGCGGACGGCGCAAAGGCCGTCTCTCCATTTTTCCCCGCCGAAGGCTTCGGGATGTAGAGTCCAAGGCCCCCCTCGGGGATCAACTCCTCATGGACCCCGCGGGACGCCTGGGCTTGCAGGTGAGCCAATTGGCTGTCGGCCATTTGCTTCTTGAGCATCTGATCGGCCATGCGCTGCAGCTTGTCGTCGGTCATGGTCCCGCCGACTTTGTAGAACGGCCTAGCGGCGAGCCAGCGAATGGCGTGGTAGGTCAGGGCTCCGAGGCAGAACATGGCGGCGTGGCTCGCCACCAAACCAAACCCCAGGACGACCCACAAGGAAGCATTCATATGGCTAGAGCTTCACTTCCACCTGCTGATGGGACATATCGTGTTCGACATCCGGGGCATCTTGAAGAATGAGGTCGAGGGCAGTCTTGGAAGTGGGGCAAAGAAGAGCGCCCTTCGACCTCATCTTGTCAGGGAAAATGTATCGGGCATCGCAGCGGAAACACCGAAAGCCCATGATGTACGGAAACCGCGGATCGGCCCCGAAGATGAAGCTCCGACCATCCCGAGCGGTCGCCACCAGGGGGGCCATGAGGAAGAACGTCGAGCCGCAGTCCTGGCAAGCGGAGGCCGGATAGGCAGGCTTGCCCAGAATCCACCGGAAGAGCTTCTTGAGCATCTTCACAGCGAGGGTTACTCCTGGCTCTCAGGGGCAGGAGCCGCCGCAGGCTTCGCCACCGGCCCGTCATGGACGCCGAAGGCATCGGCATTCTGAGGCTGATCGGATTCCACGAGCCCCAGGCTCCGACGCCGGGCGTATTCCTCGCGCTTCACTTCCGACAGCTTCCGGCCTTCAAAGATCGGACACGGCACCATCGCCTTCTTCCGCTTGCCGGTAAACTCCTCGATGACTTCCAGCTCAACCTCTTCAGTCTCATCCTCCCAAAGAGGCTGACCCGTCTCCTCGTCAAACTCATTGGACATCTTCTGCCTGCGGGTCCAGAGGATGTCGCAATCCGGCTTCGGCCACCCTCCGCGTTCACACCGGAAGGTCTTCTCCGAGTGCAACACCCGACGCTTGTGACCACAGACGCATTCGAAGATCAACGCCCCAGGAGGATCAACCTTCAGCGTCCGAGTGAAAACCCCCGCCACCGCTTGGCCTTCCCCCTGGAAGTCCACCTTCCCGTCCTGCATCCCCGTCACGATCTCTCTCACCCCGCCCCGAAGAATCACCCGCTTCGGACGGACCTTCTCCACCTTCTTGACCGGAGGGATGAAATAGTTCTTCCGCGCAGGTGTGTCAGACTGTCCCATCTGTTTGCCCCCTTCCATTCGCAACTTGCAAATTAATACACCGCTCCCTGGACCTTGTCAACTAGAAAAGATGAATTCGCACACAAATTCTTTCTGACGCATCCAAACAGGAACAATGAGATCGAAGACGTTCACATCCATCTGAGTGCCTAGAATCGAATCCTACGCATTCCTAGAGGCCATTGGCAACCTGCCAACACCCCCATTTTGCAACAGAAGGGAAATTATCAGACTTAGGCTGGTTTAGTAGCGATTGCTACTAGAAAAGCTGGAATGGCAATTTTGTCTGGGGGGATTAGAGGAATCTTAATAGGCCCCACCCCCTTCGGGGGCGAGTGGGGTACGTGCATGTCTGTGTCAATACAACTCCATGGATATCAATACAATACAGATAACATATATAAGATATTGGAGGGGAAGGGGTTATATCGGTATGTAGGGAACGGGAGATATCTAATCCCCGCATCATGTATCATCTGTGCATTTCATCCTAACATGTTCAGTACAAGTGGTTTAATACAATTCCAGGTAGTGTAGTTTAGTGAGACAAAATGACACAGATTGGTTCTGCCTGCTTACGCAGAGCAGTATTTAGTAAGGTACATGTGCGAAATGTCTGAAAAATAGGCATGTCAGACAGAATTATAATGTCGAGAGAGCTTGCATAGATCCAGGGCCGGCCGATTAGGTGGGCCTGCGCTACGCTTGGCCAAATACCTATCCCTATTCCTTACCTGTCCTATCCTGTCCTTTCCTTACCTGTCATTCCGTAGGACTGTCGTTAGGACTGTCCGTAGGACCGTCCTACGGACAAGAGTACGGACGGTCCGTAGGACAATATCCCCCAATATAGTGGAAGGACGCAGTAGGTTAGCTCGATACCCGCATAGGAAAAATCTTCCTACCCCTCTAAATCATTGATTTCATACTAGTTACAACTATTTGAAGTATTTTTACGAATATTAAAACTTATTAGTGTTCTGTGGTGTCTAATAGGTGTGTGACGGTTGGAATGACTGATAGGGAGGATTTGTGCAAGTGGTGGAAGGCCGGAAGTTCGACAAGGCTAAGAAGGAGTTGCCGATCTGTGCCTTTGGGAACTTCGACCCGCTTTCCCATAAAACTGTCGCGGATCTCGTCTGGTGCGCTCGGCACGAACTGGACATGATCGAGGAGGAGCAGGATGGCGCGGCCCCTTCCGGGAATGCCGCCGCGCTCCGCGCCTTCATTCGGAAATACTCGAGATAGCTCTTCGGAACTTTTGCGGAGGAAATATGCCTTACCTGCACGCGGTCAAGAGTGGTTGGTCAATGGCTCCCCGGCATAGAATCGTGAAGCCGTCCCGGTTCGGGTATACCGTCAAGCTGTTTATCGCGTGCGACGACGGCTCCCGTATCTGCAACGAGTGTCTCGGGGAGATCGACGGTTGCCGGGATCAGTACGGCCCCGTCCAGAAGTACGGGGAGTGCTACAACTGCGGATTGAAGGTGGAACGCCACTAGACAGATGGGACAAAGGACTAGGGAAGATTACATGTACCCGACGAACTGGCCCCGATGCCCGATGTGCGGGGACTACGCCCTCGACGGCCACATCACCTGCGGAAAGGTGCAATGCGAAGAGGGCCGCCAGAGGGATCTCAACCGGCCCGAGGATGCTGGCGCTGGATGCCCGATGGAGGGCGGTCGGGACTTGCTCGGGGACTGATCGGAAGACATATGGACGCACCGCTTCTTGAACGGGCCAGGGCGCTAAGGGATGCCGCCTCCAATGCGCTGATGGCGCGTGGTAGCGAGATGGTTGGGCTCGAGTGTGACCCGAACGCTTTCCCAACCCTTCTCAAGGAAACCGAGGCCATGACCGAGTTGCTGATGGACATCGACAATGCGCTAGCCGTACTCAAAAGAATCGGTGGGGCAATTTCGTAGAAGACTCGAAAGGACTAGGGAGGAAGATATGAGACCCATCACCGTGAAGTACGCCGGGGAATGCCGGAAGTGCAATGCACAGATCCCCGAGGGGGCCCAGGCCATCTATGAAAAGCGGGTCGGGATCTTCTGCGTATCCTGCGCCCCGACCGATCCCGAGGCCATCCGCGAGCTGCGCCAGGAAGCCGCAGATCGGCGGGCCGACCGCTATGAGGAATGGGCGTCGAAGCGCGAGGAGCGGGCTACCGCAGTCCTCAACAGCCACAAGGACATCCGTAGCGATATCGCCTTCAACACCCAGCCGGGACACATCCCTTTCCGGGCTCGTCTCATCGCTCAGGATGACCGGGCATACGAGAGCCTGAACGTCGCCCAGAGCTTCCGCGAGAAGGCCGACCGTCTCCGACATGTCCGCGTGGCTGGTGACGCCCAGCGGGCCCACGACGCCAAGGACGCGGAAGTCCGCGCCAAGCTGTCCCCCGGAAAGATGGCGGATTGGATGGGTCGCCCGTTCAAGGTTTTGAAGGTCAACAAGAAGACCGCAACGCTTGAATCCGGCTATGACGGGGGCCATCCGTTCCGGGTCGAGCTTCACCTTCTAAAGCCGATTGAGGGCTAGAGCAATGCACCCTCCCCCTTGTGGTTGCGTCGATCCGGACGAATGGGAGTGCGAACAGAAGCGCCCCAGGATGGCCGATGAGCCGCAACACCATCAGCCGTGTTACTGCCCGTGTCATGCGAAGGGCGGATACTGGGATGACGAAGATGAGGCGTGACTGGTTTTGCTCCCGATGCAACTCAGGCCACCCCGAAAAGGGGGCTGCCGATAAGTGTTGCACATATCTTTGTCTGCTCTGCTGGTGTAGACATGCGACCGGCAAGAGCTGTACGTAGAAGGAGGATTCGATGAATTTGTGCCCGAATCATCTGGCGTGGGGTCAGAGCCAAGTAAGCAACCAAGCGCCCTGCCCGATCTGTGAATCTGAAACGGCATGGCAGGAGCGCAAGCATTACTGGGATGAGTGCATTGAACTTCGCGTGAAACTTTACAGACTAGAAATACAGGCAGAGTCACATCGGAAGGCGTTGGAGGAAATCGCAAAGTACGACTCTGGCAACGGTTGTTGCACCTATGGCTGTGACACTCCGACCGTCGCCAAGGAGGCATTAAAATGCACCTCTCTCAACGCGGGCGGTATTCGGTGCATCCGGGAGCCGAACCATTGCGGGGCGCACATGGCTCATGGATTCCCTGGATGCGAGGATCTCAAGTGGAGCGACGAAGCCCTGGGGAGTCGCTGAAGTACCAAATGACGAAATGCTCCGGTCGTGATAGGGCAAGTATCTGGCGGGTCGCCACCGCGAGCGAACGCCCAACGGAAGTACGCCAGCGGCTTTCCCCGCTGGAGGTGCCGGTTCAAATCCGGCCCGGGGCTTTTTCTTCTTTCTGACGTCGAGGACAAGGTGGACAAGGACATAGAGTTTTGGGCCGAGACGCAACTGCGCTTAGGCCATCCAGTCATCGTTCTGTTTGGCCGAAGGAATGGGGTCACTGTTAGCGCAGAAGTGGATCAGGTCTCGCTTGACTTGGACCCGCTCATCGCCAAAGCGGAAGCCGTTGCTCTAGTTCGTCAAAGGCTCACCAACGAAGAGGAGCGGAGAATGGGGTTTGGGAACGTTTCGTAGAACAAGCATGATGCGAAAGAAGCTGGAAGCTTTGCTGCGTAGCCTACGAGCCAAAGAGGGCGCGGCAAACCGCATGGCCGGGAAGATGCTGAGGGGCGAGGCGTGGGAAGCCTACAAGTTCAGCTTGGGCGAGGCGGCTGGGTACAGGAGAGCCGCCGATAAGCTGGCTGAGATCCTGAAGTCATAGATCAGGTATTGAGACTAAGGAGAGGCGCATGAACCCTGATGACGAGCGCGACGCGTTCCATTGCGATTGCGGAAAGCCGAAGGCTTCAACGGCTCTGACTTGCCCGACATGCGATGAATGTCCAGACTGTGGAGAGCTGGACTGCCAGAAGAATCATTGAGGCGAGTATATGGCCCACGAATTAAGCAATAAGCTGTGCCCGCAATGCGGGGAGCGGATGTTCTCGCCGTGGCCTGAGCCGAGAACGGTCTACGAGTCTCGCTACCTCTGCTCCCGTGCCGGGTGCCTTACCTATGACCCGCAAGTGACGCAAGAGGAAGCGAATGCGGAGTATGTCAGAAAGCACGGATGAACTGAAATGAGCAACGAACGTAAGCCAATTGAGTGCCTCATTTGCCCGACGTGCAAGAGGCCGTTTCTTAGGACAGATCAGGTCTTTCGACTCCCTTCAGGATGGACGATTAGGGTTGCTGGAGATTCTGTCTGCCTGGATTGCGGCGACAAGATGAGATCCGCCATGCTGAATGGATCGCAAGAGCTTTGGTGTAGATGGGACATATAAGATTTGATCTGACTAGATGAGAACTTCAATGCTTGACGTGCTAGAGGAACTCGAGCTATGACGAATGAACAAATGACCCTCCCCAGCGGACAGATTATCAAGCAAATGAGGGAGGATCGACTGCTCTCGGTCCTCGAGCTGTCCAGGCTCTCCGGGGTGTCTTTCGAGACGATCAAAACCTACGAGGCAGGAAAGCGCGTCCCGCAGGTCAAGACCATCAGAAAACTACTGGAAGCTTTCAAGAAATTTGACAACGAAAAGATGAATCAGGCTTGACATTCTATTTTCGTGTGATATGTTCGATACCGTGACGGCCAGGAAAGTAAAGCTTCTCGATGTTCCCCGCCGGGCCCTTCCGTATTCTGGCCGTCACACAACCAGCATACCGAGTGCTCGCGGGGAACATCACGGCGCTTTTTTTGATATGACCTATCCGGGCTTGCGGCCCGACTAGGATAGCTGTAGCCGGTTCTTTGGAAAACAGAACCGGCCCCCCAGGTCCAGCCTCGCAAGCAAACCCAGGGGGCCGGGAGAACGCAGAGTAAGAGAGTTACTTCCCACTTCTAGCCGAATGCTGCTCCCAGCAAGGACACCTCTTGGTGCATCCGCATCCGCGTGTGTCATCAGGCTCGCAGCAGGGCTTTGAGCAGCCGTAATAGCTCGTAGACTGAGAAAAGAGCCACCCGCTCGTTCGGGTTCCATCGGAACACGGGCGGGAGCTGCAAGCCCCAAGAGCAACGAGCGCCACCGTCATCAACCACTTCACCACGTACCTCCCATCTCGTTCGTAACGAGGGTGACGGGGCTCGAACCCGCAACCTCCAGCGTGACAAGCTGGAAGCAGTAAAGGCATCGGCTCGAACGGCTGAACCCGATACGGCACTAAACTTTCCGGTTCTCAACCCCGATAAGTACTGTGTGCTTACGGGTACGAAAGGAGGGTTCTAGATGCCGAGTACCCACGTTGTAACGACGTGGGGGGAGGGGGTTGTGCTGTATCGGCGCTTGCACTCGCGGTTGTACCACAGGGCGGGTACCCGATGTAACCTGGAAGGGATCATCCGAATGTTCGGGGAACACCTTCCAAAGACACCCATGCCCTTACGCGAGATTACGCAAGAAACCGTAGAGACCTACATCCAATCCATGCTGGCAAGAGGATCGAGTCCAGCCAACGTCAATCGACACGTTCGGCAAATCAAATCGATCTTCACATGGCTTATCCGCAGAAAAATGGTTGCGGATAACCCGTGCTCATGGATTCGCCCCCTCAAGGTGCTTCGGACAAGAAAGCCGATGCCTTCCGACTCCGAGATCCTGAAGCTTCTCTTCTACCTTGCCAAGCAGGAAGACCTGTTCTATTCAGACTTGGTAAGGCTCGCCATGAATACGGGGCTCAGGCTGGGGGAACTCATCTACCTTCACACGGGAGATATAGACCTGCAAGCCAGGATGCTCCACGTGCGAAATAGACCCGAGAATCCCCTGAAGGACAACGAGGAACGCAGCATACCGCTCAACAGCGTAGCCATGCAGATCGTGTCTCGCTGGAAACGGTGGGCGCTGGAGCGCAAATGGCTTTGGTGGGAAGAAAAAGCCCCGGCAGGAACGGATTCGATGTCCAAGAATCTCAAGCGGAGATCCCGAAAGGCTGGAGTACCGCATATCACGTGGTACTCATTGCGGCATTACTTCGGGACCAATGCAGCGAGAGTCATGCCTGAACGGGCTTTGATGGCCGTCATGGGACACGGTAGTTCTGCGGTGACAAACTACTACGTGCATCGGGAACTGCTCAAGATCCCCACCCCACCGGCTATCTAAGCTGATCTTTCCTCCCCTATAGCGGGGCCCGGGGGGATGCACCCTCCCCCCGGCCCCACTCCCTTGACCCTAATATGGCGAGGAGCCACTCCTCGCCCCACTCTCTCCTGGGGGCCCCGCAAGGGGCCCCAACTTAAAACCCAACTCTGAAAGGAGATAGACCATGGACAGCGCCGACAGCCTTGCATGGGCGCTTATGAAAGTGCTCAAGGCTTGCGAGGATCGCAGGCTAGACCCGCCCGATGAAGTGGAACTCGTCCGCTGCCCTCAATGTGAGGGAACCGCATGGGTGAATAACGATCCTTGCCCCATGTGTGAGGACGGACAGGTAGAAAGGAGATCGGAATGAATCAGGAACTTTCAGTACAGAAGGCAACCAACGGATTCCTGACTACGGCGATGACAGCTAACGATGTCATCGCCCAGGTCAAGCTCATTCAGGATGTCATGGGATCGGTCATGAAGAAGGATGAGCACTTCGGAGTCATCCCCGGATGCAAGAAGCCGTCCCTCTACAAGAGCGGCGCGGAGAAGCTCTGCCTCCTCTTCCGGCTCTCCCCGGCCTTCGATACCCAGGAGCGGTACGAGGGGATGCACTACACGGTCAAGTCCAAGTGCATCCTGACGCACATTCCGAGCGGGCAGGTGATCGGCTCCGGGGAAGGGCTGTGCTCCACCCATGAGCGCAAGTTTTCCGTCCGTAGGGATGGGTCGGTCAATGAGAACTTGGCCGATACCTACAACACCATCCTGAAGATGGCGAACAAGCGGGCTCTGGTGGCCGCTACGCTTGTCGCCACGGCGGCTTCTGACATCTTCAC